GTTAGGAGTGGTTGAGTAATGAAGATAATTGATGTACTGATTAAATTAGCAAATGGTGAAATTAAAGACCAAACGATATTGAAAATATATGACCATACTGGCGATTTACACAGATACACATTCGATGGAAAATTTAAGGCGTTTTACGATGAATGCGAGGACGAATTAGGTGGTGATTTCGAAATTAGTAATAAATTTCTAAATTACGAAGCCGAGCTGATAGAGCCTAAGCCTAAGAAATATTACCTAAGGTTGTGTGAGAATTTTTCAAATTATGTCAATCGTTTTAATTATTTAGATTTAAGAAGTTATACATTTAGCAACCGACATGAGTTTAATGAATTTCAGACAAAATTTACACAAGAAGAAATTGACAATGATAAGTTTCTAAAATTTGTCGAACAACACGGAATTAAGGAAGCGGTAGAAGACAATGAGATTGATTAAGCTAGATGCTTTAGGTGAAGTATATGTTAACGTAGATAAGATAGAGGCGCTAAGACAGGAAGAAAAATGTACAGTCGTCGCTTTAACGAACGGTAACAATAATAATTATATCAGAGTCGAAGAAACGCCTGAAGAAATCATTGAATTAATCAAACGAGCGGAGGAGATTTAACATGGATATAAAATCATTAGTAGTCGTTGGTTTAACTTTGATAGTATACGACATTTTTCGTGAAGTGTTGAGTGTTATAAGAAAGAAAAGACGTAATTATAAGGAGGATGAATAACATGAGATTGGTTAAGTTGACGGATAGTTTGACAGAAGAGAGATTTTATGTAGATTTTGACAAAGTAACAGATATTGAATACAAAGGGAGTACAATCATAT